ATAGGCGGTAGACCAGCTAGTGGCAAGACACTAATTGCAGAACAGATTGTACGGGAGTCTTTCCCTCTCAACCCAGGTGAGAATTTTAGAGTACTGCAATTTCAGTTTGAGATGCTAGCAAGAACATCTGCTATACGTGAGTATTCTAGTGTTATTGGTAGATCCTATAAGTACCTATGTAGTGCTGATGGAAAACTAAGTGATTCTGATTTACAAAAATGTTATGATTACGCAAAGGAAAAGGTGAAATATCCCATAGATGTAGTAGAGAAACCTTGTACAATTGAAGAGTTCAAGGAGATAGTAAGGGATTACATGCAATTTCATTTGTCTTATGATTCTGAAGGTAATATGATTATGCCAAAAGTGTTGATTACTATAGACCACTCATTGTTGTTTAAGAAAGCACCATTTGAGAAAGATAAACACGATATGCTTAATAATCTTGGTGAAGCTCTCACATTACTCAAAAGACAGTTTCCTATATCTTTTATTGTGCTAAGTCAGCTCAATAGAAATATAGATAGTCCGGAGAGAAATGAAGAGGGTAAGTATGGTAACTACGTTTTGGAGTCTGATTTATTCGGGGCTGATGCTCTGTTACAGCATGCTGATACTGTCATAGGTATCAATAGACCTGCTAAACAGAAGATTAGGTTTTATGGTCCTGATAGATACGTGATTGAAGATGATAGAGTTATAGTCTTGCACTTTCTGAAATGTAGGAATGGTGATACAAGACTTAGCTTTTTCAGAGCTGAATTTGAAAAGATGAAAATTGTAGAGATGATTACACCTCCTCAACAGGAGAAAAGATTAACAACCAAATAATGTATATTATGAGTTTATCAACAAAAGCAACAAATGTAAACAGACAAGAGAAGACTGAAGAGTTGCTCAAACATCATGATTGGAAGTTTCAATTAATACAAGAGGACAGTCCTTTGTTTATTCCTAAGTGTGCATATATACCAAAAGGTATGAATGAACTGCACATTGGTTTCTTTGCTAGTGAAGTAAAGAAAGGTAAGGATATCTACACGGAGTTCACAAGTATTGATTTAGAACCTGAAGATGCTGATAGAACTCTTTATAAGTGGAGGTTTAATCCTCACTATGATGAAGAGTATGAGCGTACTGAACCAGGTGCCAATGGTCACTTTAGATATTTAGTGCCGGTATCTGAGTTAGTAAAGATTGAAATTGAGAAGGAAGAACCTACTCAGACATCTTTATTTCCAGACTTTGATGAGATCATGGATCCTGATCAGGATGCACCATTTAATCAGATTACACTACGGGATTTAGCAGCTATTATGCTGAACAAACCTGTTAGTCACAAGCAATGGTTAAATGAAATTATTAAATCTAAGTAATCATGGGAATAGTATTGCCAACTACAAAGGTGGCTCCGGAATGCAAGAGCCCCAAGAATCTAATCATCTTCTCTAAGCCAAAGATTGGTAAGACAAGTTTATTAAGTACTCTTGATAACTGTCTTATACTTGACTTAGAAGGTGGTACAAAGTATTTGAATGCAATGAAGGTAGAAGCCAAGACCTTTGAAGAACTCAAAGAGATTGGTAAAGCAATTAAAGAAGCGGGTAATCCGTATAAATATATTGCTGTAGATACTATAACTGCATTGGAAGAAATGATTATCCCTTATGCTGAGATGCTTTATTCAAAAGCTCCAATGGGTAAGAACTGGTTTAATCCAGGCGGTGGTAAAGAAAAGTATGGTAACATTCTGGGTCTACCAGAAGGTGCAGGATATTTCTGGACACGGCAGGCTTTTACCAAAGTCATTGATTATATTCTAACATGGGCTCCATATGTGATCTTTGTTGGTCACGTAAAAGATACTCAGTTAGAGAAAGCTGGTGGAACATTCAATGCAATGGATCTAGATTTAACCGGTAAGCTGAAGAGAATTACAACTTCTAATTCAGATGCTATTGGTTATCTCTATAGAAAGGGCAACAAGAATATCCTTAGCTTTAGAACCAATGATGATGTATCTTGTGGAGCAAGACCAGAGCATCTCAGAAATGAAGAGATAGTAATTTCTGAAATTGATGAAAACGGTGAGTATAAGACTTACTGGGATAAAGTATTTATTGATTAATTAAAAACAAAGTAAAATGGCGTTAAGCACAACAGATTTAGCAAAAGAAGGTGGTTCAGGACTACCTAAAACAATTGCACCAGGTAACCTTACACTAAAGATTAATAGTTTAGCTCTTGAAGATTTTAAATTTATACAAGGAGCATATCACTTGGTAGTAAATGTAGAAACAGAACCTATTAGTGGGTTTGAAGGTTTCTTGATTGATAAGGATAATGAATCTCTTGGACATTATGCAGGTCAAATTGGTAGAGTGAAAGCTAGCCAATATGCATTTGCAGATGGTAAAACCAAAACAGGTATTGAGATTCAGAGAGATAGATCAATCTTGATGTTTCTGCAGAAACTCTGTAAGACTTTGGGAATCAATGAATGGTTTATTGCTCAGGATAATGCGCATGATACAATTGAAGAATTTGTAGAAGCCTTTAATAAAGACATGCCATTCAAAGATATATATTTTGATGCCTGTGTTGCAGGTAAAGAATATGAAGGTAAGTCTGGTTATACCAATTATGATATGTGGTTTCCAAAAGATGGCAAAGGAGTTTACTCTATTGCACCTAAAGGAGGTTCAGTACTTCAGTATAATGAAGAAGAGCACCTTAAAAAAATGGAAACTAAGGCAGTTGGTTCATTTGGAGATGATGATGACTTAGACATCCCAAAGAGAGCAGCTTCTGACTTCAGCCTAGACTAAATAGTATAGGGGAGTTGGAAACAGCTCCCCTTTTTCTATTAAATTTATGGCCATGATTTCTACAAAAATAATTACATCTCTATCAGATGTACCAAGAGAATGGATATTTGAATATTATCTGAATCTAAAAGAAAAGCTTACCGGTCAAGATATAAAAATGCTTTCTGCATTTAATTCTAAAGATAGAGTACCTTCAATGTTTATATATTTTGATGCATCATCAGGAGTATATAAGTTTAAAGATTTCTCATCTGGCCACCAAGGTGGTGCTGTTGATTTAGTAAGATATCTGTATAGTTTAGATACTGCACAGGCCATTACCAAAATAAAGGCTGACTATGAGAACTATATAAAAGATAACGGTACAAGAGAAGAAGTAGCTCTAAAGATTCAAGATAAGTACAAAGTAGTTGATTATGAAATAAGACACTGGACAAACCTTGATGAGGCTTATTGGTCTAAATACAAGATAGGGTCTAAACTACTTGAGTATTATGAGGTAGCTCCTCTTGAGTTCTTCAAGATGGAGAAAGAAGAAGATGGTGAGATAATCTCTCATGTATTTAATAGCAGATATATCTATGGTTATTTTAGAACTGATGGTTCTTTGTATAAGATTTATATGCCTAAGAATACTGAGAAGAAGTTTATCAAAGTCCAGAATTATGTTCAGGGTACAGATCAACTGAATCTTGATAATCAGAATTTGGTTATTACATCTTCTCTAAAGGACTTAATGTGTTTTGTTAAGTTAGGTTATAAACACATAGAAGTTATTGCTCCAGACAGTGAAAACAGTATGCTTAGTGAGCCTACTGTAAATAGACTAAAGTCTAAGTTTAGAAAAATTTGTGTTATGTTTGACAATGATACAGCCGGTATAGCATCTATGCAAAAATATCAAGATAGATATGGGTTTGAGCCAATACTACTTGATATGGAGAAAGATTTATCTGACTCTATTGCTGTGCACGGGTTAATTAAAGTCAAAGAGAAACTAGATGATCTAATAAAAGACAAGTTCTAATGTGGATATTTAAAGGTAAAGAATTTACTGAAGCTGATATACCTGAAAATGCAGTAGGGTTTATCTATGAGATGAGTGCTATTATTGATGGCAAAGCAGTAAGATATATTGGTAAGAAGAACTTCTACTCCAATGTAAAGAAAAAGCTTGGTAAAAAAGCTTTAGCAGAGCTAACAGATAAAAGACTCAAAAAGTATGTCCGGGAGACTAAGCCAGACTTTATGAAGTATTACAGCAGTAACAAAATACTGAAGGATGCTTACAAAAAAGGTATAGTAATTAAACGGGAGATACTACTCATATGCTTTAGTAGTATGGATCTTACCTATCAAGAAACTAAACATCAGTTTCTGTATGAAGTGCTTGAGAAACAAGAATTCCTAAATGGAAACATATTAGGTAGGTTTTATAAAATTAAATAGTATGAATAAAAAAGTTAAATGGGTTGCTTGGTTTAGTGATCCTAAGTGTTTTTATACCAAAAAGGAAATGTTAGAATACTGTAAAGGTAAAATTGTAATGATGAGTAAAATTAAATAAATATGAGTAATTCTAGACACATCTGGGAAGGTTGGACTGTAAATGATTTTATCAAAGAGTTGGAAATAACATTTCCGTACCAAAAGTTTAATACAAAGGATGAAGTGAAACAATGGTGTAAGTCTGAACAGCCTTACTACAAGAAACACATTCCTGAAGTAGCAAATCATTTTATTAAGAAAGCAGGATTATGACAGAATTAAAAATGACAAGCCTTCTCCTTGAGTTGGCTAATCTTGGCGTTACTGGAATTAAGGTATATTATGCAGGGAGCGGTGACTCCGGTTCAATAGAACATGTTGTATATACAACAGATAAGTTGAGTAGTGATGAAGAGCAAGCTTATATGTACATAGCAGAGCTGCCTACATGGGGCGGTGAGTCATATGATTTACAAGTATTGAGTAGTTCAATTTATTCTGAGCTTGAGAATTTTCTTTATAGCAAACTTCTTAATGATATAGAAGATTGGTATAATAATGAGGGTGGTGAAGGTTATGTTTATATTCTTGTTCCTTCAGGAAAGTATCAAATAGAAAATACTGTTTATATAACTACATCCGAGTCATTTGAACATCTGGGAAATTTAACTGATAGAGCTTCAGAATAATGGCACATCCTTGGGATCATGCAAGGTCATCTGCTAAGAAATTTGGTGGGTCACCGGTAGATTATATTAGAATTCATCAATGGTTTGATGAAACTAAAGCTTGGGTAGGTCATAGTAAGCATAGAATGTTCCGGCATCACAGTGAAGGAATATTTGAATGTGAGCAAAGATTTGGTATGACAATTACCAACTCTGATGGTAAACAAGTTTATGTAAGATATATTGGTGAACAGCATGTAAAGGAAGATTGCTTTGGTTACATACCAAGTGCAAAAGAATGGGTTAAGGCTCTTGAGTCTGGTAAACCTGAAGAATGGATGATTAGAACTTTAAAAATTGAAGACTGATGAGAATTACAAAACAAGAAGCGGAGAATGTAATGAATATGTTAGCCTCCTCTGATAAGGAGAATGGATATTTAGCTTTTAAAGCTATAGAAGCACATGATTTTAGTGAAAAAGAGGATCTTGGATACTTGATTTATTTCTATAAATTCAGTAGATTTACTATTGAAGATTGGCAGGATAATGCTCCTGTAGCAGCTAAGTTACTTACTGATATATACCGGGATAATAATCTTGAGAGTACACCTCTGACTTATTCTCGTGCATTAAACATAATGGTGAATAACAATGCTTGTAAACAGTCAATAGAATTGTTCTTGGAGAGACACGTAAAAGATCTAAGTAATAGTTTAAGTGCACTTGGGTATCCAATTGACAAATTAGAATTTAATCTAAAACTTAAAGAATGACAAGAGAAGATAGCTTAGGTAAAGCTAGTAAAGAGCTTATGTGGAAAGAGCCCTTCTATGGGTTCTTTCTTCTTATGCTAAACAAAGTATGGGATAATAAGAAAGTTCCTACAGCTGGTGTAAGCAAGAATGGTATTAACTATCAACTTGCAATCAATGAAGACTTCTGGAATGATCTCAGTGAGAATCACCGGATTGGTTTGTTGAAGCATGAGTTATTGCATATAGCTTACTTTCATTTGAGTATGTATTTTAATTTCCCTGACAGACGTATGGCCAATATAGCCATGGACATGGAGATTAACCAGTATATTGATTCTGATCTTCTACCTGAAGGCGGAATTAATATAGATGATTATGCTGAGCTTAATCTTGATAGGAAAGCAGGTTGCCGGTATTATTATGAGAAGCTAAAGCAAGCACAGAAACAAAAGCAACAAACAGGTAGTTCTGGATGTGAGAACTTTGATAAACTCTGTGATGGTATGGAAGCTGGTCAAGATACAGTAACTATACAAGTTGGTCCTAATGGAGAAATATCTGTTAAGCTTCCTGATCATAGTACATTTGAGGAGTTTGAAAATTTGCCTGAAGCAGAACAAAAGCTGATTCAAAAGCAAATGGATAGACTACTACAAGAGTGTGCTGAGCAGACAGAGAAGAAGCGTGGTACTGTTCCAGGACATATCACAGATCACCTGATAGAAATAAGTAAGCAAGAAAAGCCTAAGTTTGACTGGCGTGGATATGTCCGTAGATTTACTGGAACTAGCACAAGGGTGTTTACTAAGAAGATCCGCAGAAAAGAGAACAGAAGATATTCTGAGAATCCAGGTCTTAAGATTAAGATGAAACAACACATGTTGCTTGCTATAGATACATCAGGTTCAGTAAGTAATGGTGAACTTGAGGAGTTTATGAGTGAAATCAGACACATTCATAAATGCGGAGTAGATGTTACTATAATTCAGTGTGATACTACTATAAGATCTATTGAGCCTTATAATGGTAGAGATAATATCAAAGTACACGGTAGAGGTGGGACTGAGTTTGATCCCGTCCTAGAATATTATAATGAGAATCTACGTAAGTATACCAGTCTTGTGTATTTTACTGATGGAGAATGCACAGCTGATGTAAAACCAAAAGCTCCCGTACTATGGGTGCTGTCTGAACAGTCAAGTATGAATGATAGCCTTCCAGGCAAAGTAATTAAGTTAGAACTTTAAAAATTAAACAAATGGCACAAGTACAATTAAACATTGAAGAGTTAAAAGATTTCTTAGGACACATGGTTAAGAATAACCAGTATATCCAAACACAGGGTAAAGTTCCCGTAGCAGTAAATATTGAAGGTGATGCTGGTCTTGGTAAGACTTCATCTCTTATGCAGCTTGCTGCTGAAATGAATATGGCCGTGATTAAACTTAATCTATCACAGATTGAGGAGTTGGGTGACTTGGTTGGTTTTCCATTTAAGGAATTTGAGATGATTCGTGAAGATGGTGCTAAAAGATGGGTGCAAGAAACACTAATGGATACATATCTTAAGAATAAGTTTAAACCTACTGGACAAAGTAGAATGTCTCATGCTGCTCCTGAGTGGATTCAGGGACAAGGTGAAGGTGGTTTCTTGATTCTTGATGATTATACTCGGGCAGATCACAGATTTATGCAGGCTACTATGGAATTGATTGACAGACAAGAATATATTTCTTGGAAGCTTCCAAAGAACTGGCATATTGTTCTAACTACTAACCCAGATAACGGTGAGTATAATGTAACAAGTCTTGACATTGCTCAGAAGACCAGATTTATTTCTGTTGAGGCAAAGTTTGATGTAAACGTATGGGCTAAATGGGCTGAGAAAGCTGATATTGACGGCAGATGTATTAACTTTATGTTGATGCACCCTGAAGTTGTAACAAGCTCAGTCAATCCTCGTGCAATTACTACATTCTTTAACTCTATTAGTTCTATTGAGAAGTTTGAGGAGAGTCTCCCGTTGATTCAAATGATTGGTGAGGGTTCTGTTGGAGCAGAAGTATCTACTATGTTTACTATGTTTATCAATAACAAGATGGATAAAATCATTTCTCCAAAGGACATCCTTACTAATCCTAATGAAGCTTATGTAGTTGGAGCACTTAACTCCGCGGTTGGTCAGGGTAATGACTTTAGGGCTGATATATCCAGTGTAATTGCAACTAGGGTAGTTAACTATTCTCTAACTCATGCTGAAAATAGTTCAGTAAGTGATGCAATGATAGCCAGACTAGTTAAACTAACTACAGACTGCGATGCATTCACAGATGACCTAAGATATTACATGGTTAAAGAGATTGTAAACGGCAATAAAGTCAAATTCTCTAAACTGATGATGAACACATCTGTAGTCAAAATGGCAGTTAAGTAACTCAATGTTACATCAGTTCCCCTTAAAAGGAAAATTTAACTATAATAAGTCAAAATTAAGGCGGTGTAAAAGCCGCCTTATAACTTTTATTTTATGAAAAATTATTTATATATAAACATAACAGACGTAGGTGACTTTCATTCAACTGATAATGAAAAAGACTTACAACTTGAATGTGAGATAAAATATAAAACAGGTATAATTAATAGTAGGAGTAGGAATCCTTTGGATCTTAATTTAGTAAATACATATACTCCTCAGCAAAATCACAAATTCTATTTCTTACCGGGTGTTACTGTACCTAGAGTAAAACTAAAAAGCCTTAATTCTTCTCATGGAATTAGAGTAGTAAGAGACATGGAAGAAGCTGATGTAATATTTACCGGTACTAAAACTGTTGATACACTTATAGACTATTATTGGGAGTATAACATGCCAACTGAAGATCTGAAACAATGGTTAGCTACCGCACATGAAAAAGGATACATTGATGATTATTATTATCACAAGTTTGAAACTGCAGTAGAGTTTTATACTAATGAAGATTTACTGATCAGTACTTCAACAGCAAGACTTGTCTATGATAAAGATATAAGTTTTTATGTTAAGACTGAAGACAAATACAGAGGTTCAGAAAGATTTACTTTTGTAAAAGATGAGTACATTGATCTATATGAGAAAATCAAGGATAAACAACTTTGTGAAGAAGATGCTATCTATGAATATATCAATGGAGAAGATGCTATAGAAATAGACAAAAGTATGTATTCAGTTCTCTGTGATATGTTTGAAAGTTCTGATACTGATAATCATCTCTTAGCTATGGAAATTATGGCTAACTGTGACTACAAGAAGAGTATTCTTCACCTTTGTTATTTATTACATGATAATAGACAGCAAATAGAAAACAGAAGAGAAAGAAATCATGTAAACTTCAAGTCTATGTTGAATTATATGGGTGTAACTCCAGGTAATGTTTATCTTAATAAAGACAATATGGTTGAGTTAATGTTAAAGAAAAAGCTTTTTACTAAAGAATATTTCTTTGACATGTGTGATAAATTTTCTGATGAGATAAGTAACTATTCTAGTGAACACTTTAAAGTAAAATTAGTATCTTCAAGTGATCAAATCAATGAGTTTCTTAATGAAGAACTTATTCACCAAGTTAAATCAGATTATCAAAAAACAATAACACTAGAAGATGAGTTTAAAAACACAGAACTTGACATTATCTGAAGAACTAGAAAGATTTTATTCTGAAAAGTTCTATTTTAGTTACTCAAGTATTAATAAGCTGTTGTTCTCTCCAAGACTGTTTTACAGTCATTATATTCTCAAACAGAAAGAAGATAGTACAGATGCCCACC